CCTGCCTTTTGCGCCCGGTTTACCAGCAATTGCATTAACTAATTTTGAGAATCCTGAATTTGGGTTGTCTAAATCAAATATTGCCATAAGAGGTGCCATGATTCTTTCACCCATATCCATTGCTGCATTTGCTGGTGGGACTATAGCATTTGCTACGTTATCAAAAAAGTTTTTAGGATCTTCGATAAACTTGACCAATAAATCAATACCTTTAGCAAAAGTGCTCATCAACCAATCTGCAAACCCTGCCACAATTTCCACCCCATATGTCGCGAATGCCTCAAAACCAGATAACAATGCATCTCTGACTTCTTTTGGAAAAATCGTTTTAAAGAACTCTTTTATTCCTTCAATGAGAATAGGAAAGCCCGCGCTTGGGTTCGTAAGAAACACTTTAAAATATTCATAAAGCTTAGAAAATGCACGGTTCCATCTTCCGGGGTCGAAAAATCCTGCAAGCGAATCAAAAAACTGCCTCATTTTGGGTGTATAAACAAACATGCGGCCGAATTTCATGCCCCAGCGAGTTGCTAGCCTAAAAATCCTTTGGATGTTTCTTAAAACACGTCGAAACGGTTCTGCTCTTTTGGCGCCCTTTTCAAATCCAATTATGAAATTTTGAAAAATGCCGCCGGCACGAGAACCAGATTTAATTAACCTTTCTATCTGGTGGACAAGCCTTTTCATTGAATCAGCTAGTTTTTCTTGAGCGTTTTTACCTTTTTTTGACATTTTTCTAACTTCATCAAGCGATTTGCCCTGGTTCTTATGAGAAAATCCAACTTTTATTGCCTCTTTTGAAAGGCCAGTCTTTGAAGCAAGCAAGTCCAGTTCATGACGATTTAAATCTTTAACGCTGCGTCCGGTTGCCAGGAAGGCTTTTCGCATGTGATCAAACATTGTCGCCGGATCCTGCGATTTTATCATTGTCAGCGTGTCAACCTGCATTCCAAATACCTGACTTAACGCTGCAACATTTTCCGCAGCACCCTTAAATTGGCTAAAAGCACTCATTACACCGGTGACTTCTTTGATTTCAAGGCCCAATGAATTAAAATAACCAACAACGGTTGATAATGTATCTTCTGATAAATGTCCGAAAGTCTTAAAATCAGCAGCAAGTTCCATTATCTGCTTCCCGACCATCTTAAAAGATCCAGTGCCAGGACCAGCAACTGCTTTTGCTAAGGCAACAACTCTTCTGTTATAATCCTCAAATTTTTCACCAGTAGATAGCAACCTTGACCCGAGACCTTTGATGGCCTCCTTTGACATCCCGAAGCCTTTCACCATCGACATAAAGGCCTTTTGAGCATCTCTTGATTTTAGCCTATTAATTAATGGTATGGCCGTGGCGGAAAGTCCCTCAAAGGCTTCCCTGACCTCGTTTAGCAATTCACCTGATGATCTTCCTTTTCTAAACATACCGCGAGCGATTGTTCTATAGGTGCCCATAACAGTATCTGATATCTCGTTACCAAAGCCACCAAAAGATTTTATGATGTTTTGCCTGGCTGTCGCAAATTCAGACCCACCTCCAGTCTGAGATGCCGTTTTCATTAACCAGTTATATATCTTAAAAGGAATTGATAAAACTGAAGTAATTACACTAAAAGCAACCTTTCCCAACCCAACAACAAGATCACTGATCATCGATCCGACGTTTTTAAGAGCGCTCCACAGCATTCCAGCTGCACCTGTTAAGACTTTAAACGCAGCGCCGCCGACGGATCCAATCATTCCCAGGCCTTTGCTTAGGCCTCCAATGATTCCACCTGTTATGCCACCTTGATCCCCAAGCCTTTCCGCCTCATCCGCCGCATCAGATAATGCGTCACCGAGGTCTTCAGCATCACCTATTTGGTCCTCAAGATTCTCATTAGCCTCTTGCATGGATTCACGTAAACGCTGATGAACTTGGCTTTGGTTGACCATTTGTTCATTTTGCGCGCGCAAAAGCTGAATACGCTGTTGAAGCAGCTGATTTATCTGTCTTTCTATATCAGTAGGGTTTGCCATCCATAGACCTTACAAGCTTTAAAGTTTATAATGTTAAAAAGGCCATTTTATTCCAGTTTTATCCTCAAATTCTTTTGTCGCAAGATTTTTCTTAGATAGGGCCGTCATAACATTCAAAACAGATGTACCTGGGCTATATAATTCATTCATGAAATCTTTTGTTGCATTTGAAGCTTTTTTTAAAGCATCAAGACTATCTTGACTTGCTTCAATATTAAACCTTATCTCGTTGCCATTAAGCCAACGAGCAATCTCCGTAAGAACAATCCTGTCATTAAACGTATTTTGTTTCATTATATAATCCCTTTACAGATAAATATATCAGTTATCTAAAAATAGATACAACTTATGTAAATCTTCTTAAACGTGCTGGTGTATCGCTTCTTGATTTTCCCGTCATTTGATTCATGAGAGGATTATTGTGGTGAACTGCCTTAGTTGGTTCATCGTTTTTATAGGCTCTTGATAGCTCTTTTTGTAACCTTGATAAAAACCACGTTCGATAAGATACAGGCATAGAGTAACATTCAGTAAAGGTAAAACCTCCGTAGTACATTAAATTGAATGTTGCCTCAAGAATGTACTCTCTTTCACTCGGTGTCAGGCCAAAAAAACGTGGCGCCAAGCGGAATGCTCAGCTCACCCTCCCAGTCGCAAGAATCGCAACTTACCCAATCTTTCATATCAACACCAGGCTCATGTTTTTCAATATATTTTCTTAACCCTAACGAATCTCTAGCAAGCATATTCCTAACAAACTTATCAATCAATGTTGGTTTTGATTCACCGCTAACAGATACTATTTGATGTTTTAACCTATCTGTAATCATAGAACCAGCTTGAAGACCTTTTTTCTTTTTTCTATCAGAAAGCTTTGTTAAGAATTCTTCATCCTTACCTGTTAAAAATCTGAACACAACTTCTAACTTTGACATTGGAAGCGTGTAGGAAAATAAATTTTCACCTTCGCTAACTGGCTCTATTTCAAGTGGTTTTAAAGGAATCTCGGCAAGATCAAAAGTTGCATCAATTTTTACATTGCACTCAGGGCAATTAATACCGACCTTGTATTCTTGTCCATACCCAATTGTTCTTAAACCAATCAAAACTGCATTTCTATCACCTGATAACATGTTTAAAACATTGTATCGTTTATCAACAATGCATGCTTCAAGCAACTTAGTTATAACCGTACCATTTTTTATAAATGCACGTGACATTAGAATATCCTCATCACGAGCAGTCATAGCCCTTACATCAACTGACTCAAGTAAATGCATGTGCGATTCTTCTGAATACACACGGCCCTTTGAGGGTAAGGGGATTGCTTCAACAGGAATCTCAAATCCCAGCTCCCTTTTCATTCTTTCATTTTGAGACAATTGTTGTGTTGCTGCAGGCTGTTTCCCCTGCGTTGAATCTTCTGTATTAGTAAATACAGAATTATTTTCACGTGTATCTGACATAAATCAATACCCCTTCTTTTTAAAAATCTTAAATTAATCTACATCATTGTAAAATTAATTTTTCTATGGTGAAACCCCTAACACAAATAAAAATTAACATGAAATATAGAATTAATAAACTAAAATGGAGGAAAATATTCCCCCCCGGTTTTTTTTTGGGGGGGGAATCAAAATAAAAATTTTATGGATTAGTATTGGAGTACACAGTTGTCGTATCGGATTGTCATTGCAATTTCTGTTGCTTCATTTGCTGAATAGTCAAGATCATTGAAGTTAATATCTTTACACCATGCACCACGAATATCCCAAAGTTCAACAACAGTACCGATTGGATCAAGCATTTTTAATTGGATATCACGCTTGTAAAAATCAGCGTATCCACTTCTACCTGAAACAGACTCAAAATTTAATCTAATCCATTCCATAACTTGTTGCGCACCAGACGGTGCAATCGGATCATATAACGTTACTGATAAATCTGCGAATGTGTGTTTACCAGCTAAATATCTTTTATGATTTATGAAATCAAGCGTAATTTCCTCAAATGTCATTTGAGGTCTTGACGCAGTTTTTAATAAAAATGCATCAATGCCTTCTATTGCTAAAATCCATCTAAATTTTCGCTTTGGCTCAAACTTATTTGGAAGCATTGATTCAACTGTAAGGGTTTCAGCCATTTGTACTCCTCCATTTCTTAGTAGCTATACATATATATATCATCATTACATTAACCGACCTATCTTGTTGACAAACAATCTTCATAACGTTAATCAGCTATCGTATTTGTGACAACAAAATCAAGTGAGATAAATTCAGCTGTTCGAGTAGGTTGCACAAATATCTTTCCTCGTATCGTATTATTTTCAACATCTGTTTGTGTTGTTGTTGTTGTATCAATTTGAACCTTATATCTTTCAACACCGGCTTGCGCTTGGACTCTTTTCAATATCGGTGTAACCAAAGAAGTAAACCTTCCTAGTGTTTCGGCCCTATTTGGCTCAAATAATAAACGATTAGCAACAGTTTTTACCTCACGCCTAAGTTCAATTAACAAACGCCTAACATTAACTCTATCAAGAGCTGTTCTTGCTGCCTGCATCGTCTTTTGGCCAAAGACAATTGGCTCAGGATCATTTGCCGTTTGGATAATTGGATTAATATCTGATTCATATAAATCATCTAAATTATCATTATTTAACCTAACGGTTACATCAGTTGATGATACTAAACGACCACGAGACAAACCGGCTGGTGCAAACCATGGGAACCCTATGGAATCATTTAATGAATAAGCACCTAATACCGCAGCAGATGCTGGGACTTCGACTTGTCTAATTTTACCAGCAGCATCCGTAACAGACATAATGACGTTGGGGAAATAAGCTGCTGCAAAGTTCGTATCAAGACCTCGGTCTCTAAATGCATCCACTGTTTTACCGACATGAATATCAGGAATTTGTAATGATGATGTAACAATTTTATCATCTTTATCACGTGTCTGGACATCCATAATATACATTGCGTCAAATCTATCTTCAACAGTCGCAATCGCATCATCAGTTATGAATTGGTGGTGGATACCAGGAATTGCCAATAATTTAATATCAACATCAGATAAATTACCCATGACGTCAAGAGCTTTTTTATAAGTATTGGCTGTTGGTCCTGAACTTTTACCACCGCGGTCGGTTGGATCGTCATCAATTTCACCCTGAACGGCTACATCAGTCATGTCTCTTATGTTTTTATCAAACATATTAACACCATCAAAGCCGCCCTGGAAGAACAAGCTGAACTTCATTGCTGATTTAACAGCTGCAACTTCTAGATCCTTAGACTCAAATCCCCTTTGCTTTGTCGTTTCATTCGCAGCAGGTGTCGTTTTCCGTTTATAATCAAATTCATGAACCTTAAATGGATCTGCTTTTTTATTTGAACCCGTTGTGACCTGAATATTTCCTAGATTAAACTCATTATGAAGATTTGAATTTGCAATTGTTGTTGCTTTTTCTTCACGTAAAGCTTTGGCATTCGTTTTCTCAAAGTTCGGGAAATATTTTGTATACGCACGAACTGTCGCATCAATCTCAGTTGCAACTGTTGTGTTTGGTTTTTTAATATTTTTCTTAAGCTGGAATTGCACACCCCAATATAATTTTGTATTAGTAGTTGGAAACTGCGATCCTGATGTGGATGTTCTTAGCGTTTCCCTGAATGGAACCGGCGGTACCGAAGCGCCGGTTACATAATTTCTAAAGGTTGGGACTATACCAACAGGTCCTGTAGTACCATGAAAAACATTTGCTAGCGGTGCTTTTGCGGTAAACGAGTGGTTACCAGTTTGAGCGTTTGGTGTAAAATTAGAAAACGGTCTTGTATGAAGGTAATCGTAGCCCCTGAAACCAAATGGAAGAGCCTTATCAGATTTTGCTTGGCCGTTTTTAACGTAATCTGATAAAGAAACCCTGATTATATTAGATTGATTGGGATAATTTCCCTCTTGAATTAATTTTTGGGCTCTTTTTGCAGCATCAAAATTAAAATAAACATACCTATCACCAATTATTTTTCCAACATATCTTGAATCCTCAGGATCAAGTGTAACATCTCTAAATGTCTCAAGAACAACTGCATCATCATCAGTATCATTAAATGACCTGACTTGTAATGTAAAAGACTCATTCTTTTTATCGATATCTCTTATTGAAACCTTAAATCTTTCATTTGGATATGAACCATCATCAAGAGCATGAACCCTAAAAAGGCTTTTTGCTTCACCACCAAAGAACTGTGATGTAATGTATGGTGTTTTTGCAGTTTGATACCTATCACGGAAACTTTCAAAATTTGGTTCACCCAATGCATTAGAAGAATTTCTTGCTAGCGCGCCTGTCGTTATAAATGCAGCAGGATGGTTAACATCAGCAGAACCCGAATATTCACCGGCAAGTTTTATACCCTTAGAAGTAACAGATGCCCATTTTGTAGGAACATCATAATGTGAGTAAAGGTAATGTCCTTTTTCTTGTAATTTTAATGGATCTGTGTTTAAAACATTCGCAAAATAATTTGCATCATCCAAGTTAAATGAACAAGATAAAATTTTATCTGACATATCAGCGACATCAGGACCTTTATGGCCAATAAGAAGAAGCTCAAACTGTGCTGTACCATCAGTTACATCAACAGTACCTGTTAAACCTCCAATACCACCAGTATAAAATGCTTCTTGAGTTTCTGAACCAACGGTTGAGTCCAGCATAGCCTTAGGGTTATTTTGATACGGGGAAACACCGTCGTTGGCGGAGGAGGCGCCAGCTAGAGCGGTGCCTGGTCTTGATGCTGATAATCGTAACATGACACCCGATGCAGCCATAAGAACGCCACGGACGATAGCAACAGAACCCGTTGCTAAAATGCCGGCGTTACCGGTTGTTGTGGGATCTTGTTGTAGACTGCAATCAGAAAAGATTTTAGAATCCTGTGATTGGGACATTAGGCATCCCAAGAAATGTGTTCGGCCCGGTGGGCCGCCTGGGATTGCAAACTTATTAGCACGGTTATCTATGGTATTATCTTCTGACCATGGAAGTTGTTCACCTACAATAAAACCAGCATTTGTTACCGATCCATCAGAATTCCTTGTCTTGCCGTCGCCGACGCCTAAAAT